AGGCTCAAGTTGATTACGATTTCACAATCTCTGAGGTAACTCCTAAGACTATCGCTGCTTACGCAAAGATTTCTAAGCAAATGTTATCTCGTTTGGTATGGTTGCAATCATTTGTTTCTACTCAAATGGTTAACGATTTGTTAGATGTTGAAGATACTAACTTGTATGATTACGCAGGAACTTCTGCTTTTGCAGGTCTTTATGAGTCAGCAACTACTTACGTTCCATCAGGAACTGTAACTATCGCTTCTAATCGTTGGGATAAATTAGCTAACTCAATTGCTCAATTGAAAGCTGCTAAATTTGCTCCATCTGCTATCATGGTTAACCCTATTGATGAGATGGAATTGTTAATCAACAAAGAATCAGGTGCAGGTTATTCTCACCCATCATTGTTGACTGGTCAGCGTATGACTATCGCAGGTGTGCCAATTATCTCTACTGACATCGTAACTGCTAACACATTTATGGTTGGAGATTTCAATAAGGCTGCTGAGTTGTTGTTCGAAGATAACATCATGACTGAATTTGCTTACGAAGATGGTGATAACTTCACTAAGAACTTGGTAACTGTTCGTGTTGAGGAGTCTATCGCATTACCTATCTACTTTGCTAACGCAATGAGAAAAGGTTCTTTCGCAACTTCATAGTAAATAATTAAATTTGAGAATTATGAGCCTACTTCCCATTGGAACAGTAGGCTTATTTTTTAAATCCTAAACTTAAAAAGATATGGTAACGGTAAAATGTATTTTATTATTTCATGACTTAGTAGAAAATGTTATGAGAAATCCAGGGGATGAATGGAAAGTTGACAAAGAGAGAGGAGATTTATTAAATGCTCGTAATTTTGTTCAAATCATTGCAAGTGATGATGTTATTCAACCCGAAGAAAACAAAGTTGTAAAACCATCTTATAAGAAGAAATAATGTCTTACGAATTAGAATCAGTCAGAACCCAAGGAATGGATTTGACTGTTGTAACGGATAGTATTGCAGTTACCACGATAATCCCATTATCTGAGGCAAAAGCCCATATCAATGTGGATTTTAGTGATGACGATGCAAAGATTACCGAGTTGCTTAAATCTGCTTTCAGAGAGGTAGAATTATTTACTCAAAAGGCTTTGAAGACTAAAACTGTTAAACAATCTTATGTTGAGATTAATGGTACAGTTGAATTAGCTTTTACACCTGTTCAATCTGTTATTTCGGTGACTGATTCTGATTTAGTAGTTTTAACAGATTATACAACAAGTTTTGATTCAACTAAATTTAGTGCTTATTCGGCATCAGGTATTGTTATTACATATACTGCTGGATATACTTCCCTTCCTGCTGACTTAAAGAATGCTATCTTAGATATTGTAGCAGTTGATTACGATGATACGGTACAAGACAAAAGATTGGCTTTAAAAGAGGTAAAAGATAGAATCAGACATTATCGCCCAATGTATGTATAATAAGCTAAATAGAATTAAAGGAACATTTAAACGCAAGTTGTCTGCTACTTCAGATGGGGCAGGTGGTTTGAGTGGGTTAACGTATTCAAGTTATACGACAAGTATTTACTTTGCGGAAACCAGTTCGTTCTATGGTAACTACGGAGGTATTAGAAACATTGAGAGTGGCAATTTTGCTACAAATCAATCCTTTGAAGGAAAGATGAGATACCGTGCTGAGTTTATGCCTAGAACAACTGATATTTTAGAGGTCAATGGTATTGAGTATGCAATATCCAATATCATGGATTCTGATTTTACCAAAAAACACATAACTTTTAAAGCAGCAAGAAGACGTGATTAAGATGCAATTTAAAGGCACAAAAGTGTTAGCCAATAAGTTTGAACGTGCCTCCACCAAAGGAGTTGATAGTCTTTTAAAGATTATTGATGATGAGGCTGAGATGATTGAAAAGAGGGCTAGGAGAGATGTTCCTGTTGGTAAAAAAGACCCTAAAAAGGGTGAAGAAAGATTGAAAAATACATTCTTTAAAGATTCAATTGGTGGCGGATTAAATAGAGGGTGGAGAATTGGTTTTACGGCTAAACACGCTGCTTATAAAGAATTTGGTACAGGTATGGGATTAAGAGTTGATGGAGAATATGCAGAGTTTAGTAATTATGCTATGAACTTTAAAACAACTAATTTTCCTGAGAATTATACTAAACAAAAGAAATATCTTTTAAGTGCTTTTATTTTATCAAGAAGGTCGGCTAATAAAAAGAATATTACTGCGGTTAAAAATCTAATAAAATGATAAATAGGAATTGTGATTATGATTTAAGAAAAGCTTATTATCAAGCATTAAGTGGTATTACTTATAATGGTCAAGCAGTTGGTGTTTATGATGAGATAGTGCCATCTGAAGCACTTTATCCTGTTATTATTTTAGGTACTCAAATGTCAAGAGGCGAAAGGTCTAAGGATAACTTTATGAGGGATGCAAATATAGAAGTTAGTATTATTCAAAGATATACTTCCGAAGAAGGAGGTAAAAAAGAAGTTAATGATATTGCTAACATAATCATTGGTAGAATTATTACATCAAACAACACTTATGGCTTTAGTCAATACCTTACAACTTGGCAGGTCATCAATTGTGAATATCAAACAAATTCATTAATATTACAATTGCCAACAGGTTGGCAAGTTGAAGAAAGCATAATATTTAGTCAATTATTAAATCAATTAAATTAAAAATAAAATGGCATTAGTAAAAGGAACAGATTTAAGAATCTATATCGGTGGTACTGCTGGAGCAGGCGGTAAATTATTAACAAACGAAACTTCTTGCGATATTGAACTTTCAACTACAATGATTGAGACTTCAAGCAAAGATAGTGGTGCATGGAAAACACAAATTCCTGGTCGTAAGTCATGGGGATTATCAGCAACAGTATTATTAGACTATGCTGACCCTACTACAACTTACACTTATGATGCGTTGTTGACTGCTTGGTTAGACCAAACTGAATTACACGTTACATTTAAGACTTCTACTGCAACTGACACTACTTTGTATGGTCAAGCATACATTGAGTCTGAGCCTGTTAAATCAGCAGACCAAACAATTGCTACTTGTGACATCAAATTAGTGGGTACAGGCCCATTAGGTAAAGGTGTAGTACCAGGTGCTTAATAATCACAATTTTTGATTACATTTGGGGTGGGAATTAATTCCTACCCTTTTTGCTTTAAACACAAACACAAAAACAATGAGAACAATTACATTTGAAGGAAAGAAAATTAACTTTGACTTTTCACTTGGTTGCATAAACGATGTTTATGTAAAAGAATTAGGTGGTGATTTTAACGACCTAATTAACATGAAGGAGTTTGAAAATGACCACAACAAGTTAATAAATATCACAAGAGATATGATGTTAAGTGGCCATATCTATTGGTTGTTTTGTAACGGTGAGGATGAGATAGCTGAGAATTTAATTGCAAAGCAAAAGGGTGCAAGAATGGTTGCTACTAAATGGTTAGTTCAAACAACTGTTGTTAAAGTTATTGATTGGATTAATTCTGATTTAATGCCAAGTGACTTAGAAGTACCTGCCTCCGCAAATGTAAAAAAAAAGAGGTAGTAAGCTGGAGTTCGGTTATTAGTAGAATTAATCGTACTGGACTTAAACCTTGGGAGTGGAGAAAAATGACTTTTGGTCAATTTCTTGATTATGAATATGGATTTGAGTATAGAAACGCACTTCAATTCAATATGATTAGACATCAAATGTGGGCTTCATTAGCAGCAATGGGTGGTAAAGAAGTTAAACAACCAAAGGAGATTTTGCCATTGTGGATTGATGACATTGTAAAGCATAATAATAAAACAAAAGAAAAAGAGTATCTTTCGGATGATATAGTAAAAAAATGGATTAATTCAATAGAGTAATGGCAAACAATACGGTAATACATAGTGTAGAATTTACAGGGGATGCCTCCAAGTTACAAGCAGCTTGTCTCCAAGCGTCACAAGCAGTTGCAGGACTTGGTAATACTGCAAGTTCTAATGCTACCAAAGTGCAATCTCTTAGTAGTTCTTTAGACAAATTAGGCTCTAAATTATCTTCATTTGGTTCTTCATTAACCGTTGGATTAACTGCCCCTTTAGTTTTATTAGGCAAACAATTATTTACTAATGCTGCAAGTTTTGAGCAAATAGCAGTATCATTTGAAGTATTTACAGGTTCAGCAGAAGTTGCCAAGAATATGCTTGGTCAATTAAAGGAAATGGCTTTAAAGTCACCTATGCAGTTTCAAGACATTACAAAAGGTGCTCAAGTATTATTAGGTTATGGTTTAACTGCTGAACAAGTTATACCAATTACTGAACGATTAGGAGATATATCAGGTGGTAATTCTGATAAATTTCAAAGATTATCTTTGGCATTTGGCCAAGTAAATGCAGCAGGTCGTTTGATGGGTCAAGAACTTCGTCAAATGATTAATGCTGGATTTAATCCATTACAAGCTATGTCAGATAAAACTGGCGAGTCTATGGCATCTTTAACAAAAAGAATGCACGATGGACAAGTTAGTGTACAAGAGGTTGCTGATGCAATGTTGTCTGCCACAAGTTTAGGAGGTCGGTTTTATGGAATGCTTGATAAACAATCTCAAACTTTACAAGGTCAATTTAATAAATTATCAGAAAGTGTAACTTTTGCTTTTGCAGAAATTGGTAAAAGTTTAGCTGATGCAGGGGGTGTTCAACAATTTTTTCTCTATTTGTCATCTACTATTGAGACTTTAAAAAATAGATTCTTAGCATTATCTCCCGAAACACAAAGTGCTATTTTTAAATTTGGTGCTTTTTTAGCATTAATGGGGCCTGCCGCATTACTTATTGGAGGTGCTATTTCTTCAATGGTTAAATTAATTGAAACTATAACATTACTTAGAAAGGCAATTTTATTATTAGAAGCACAATCAGGTATTGGTATTGTTATAGCTATAATTGGTGCACTTGGTGTTGCTGCGGTATTAGCGGCAGAAAAAATGCACAAATTAGGAGATGAAATAGAAGATACTGTTAATAGGGCTAATGATGCAATTAATAAATTTAAATTTGAGGGCATAGGTGATACTATTGATAAACTTAATGCTCAAATTCAAAAATTAGAAAGAGATAAAATTGACCCATCTCAAGGAATTTTTACAGAAATTCAAGGGGTTGAAAGAATTAAAGAATTAAGAAAAGAATTAGAAGGATTAGATAAAATTTATCAAAAACTAAATAAAGTTACTTTTCCTGGCTCGCCTCCTCCTCCGCCTCCTAGCAAAAAGGAAGAAGAAATAGTATTTCAGTATGGTAAGGCAAATGAGTCTAACGCTAATTTTATTCTTAAAAAAGATAGAGAGAAATATGTTGAATTATCCAATAATGCAATTTTAGGATATTCTGCAATTCAAGATATTGAAAAAAATTATCGTGATAAGAATTTAGCTGAATTGTATGTAAATCAGCAAGAGGAATTAAATATACTCAAGAAGTTTGGTATTGATGCTACTGCAATCAAAGAAACTCATTTAAAGCAAAGACTATTTTTAGAGCAAATTTATGCCGAAAAAGGTAGAGGTATATTAATTAATGGAATGAATAATGCCATTGAAATTAATAAAAAAAGTGCTAAAGATTTTGAGCCTTCATTAGATGCAACTAAAATTCAATTTGGATTTGACGAGGCAAGAGTTAGAAGTCAAGCAGATAGTCTTAAAAGATTTGGTGCTGAAGTTTATGCTGCACAAGTACAAGTAGCAACACAATTAGCAGTTGGATTCTCACAAATTGTTGGTAGTGTAATATCAGGGGATTTAAGTATTGGAGATGCTTTTGCATCTTTAGGTGCAATGTTCTTGGATGCTATCGGTGGTTTCTTAGTACAAGTAGGAGAGGCAGCAATTAAAGCAGGTATTGTTAAATTAATTATTGAGAATGCCTTTAAAGGATTAGGTGGTGGTGCATTGATTGGTATTGGTATGGCAGCAGTAGCAATCGGTACTGCAATGCAAAATATAGGCAAGAAAACATCACAAGCTATCCAAGCAAAAGGTGCTTCAAACGTATCTACTTCGGGTATGTCATCTGCCACTTCATCTGCTATTAAAAGTGGTACAACTTACCAAAGCGGAAGTCAAACTTATGGTGGTCAAGTTGTTAGATTAGCTATTGACCTTACAGGTTCAATTACATCTACACAAACAGGTTATCAAATAAATAAATCATTAGAAACAGTATTAAGAGTAACAGGTAGATAATGGTAGGATACGGAACAATTTATCAGTTTGAATTTGATGGCTCATGTAAACCATTTTCAAACCAAGCAGAATTGGTTGTTAAATGTAAAGTGACAATCCTTAAAAAAGGATATTCGGGTGGTATAACTACTATACCTCATGGACAAGTAACTCCCGTTATAATTGATTACCCAACAAGTAACGATGATATTTTCTATCCTATTCGTGGCAGTGTTTTGTCATTTAAAGTATTGGGTGGTGTTATCGGAATGGACTCTTTAGTTTCTGAGGATGAGACTGAATATGTATTAGAATATTATCGTGGTAATGAAATATTTTGGACAGGATTCGTTTCTCTTGAATTATGTGAGGAAGATATATTTTTACGTTATCCTGCAATTGAATTTAAAACAATTGATGCTTTAGGCAGCTTAAGTGCTATTACTTTTAAAGATAGTGATGGGCTAAAGTCTTTTGGTAAAAAGTCAATTAAGGATACTTTATATTCTATCTTTAATGGGATTGGATTTGGTTACAAGTTTAACATATTAGCCAAAGTTTGGGACGTAGCAATGAATAAGTCTTTAAGTGGATTATCACAAGCCTACGTTTATTTAAATGGTTATAGAGACAAGGATGGTAGCACTACACCTACTATTGATATATTAAAAGGATTAGCTTATTTGTTTAATGCTATTGTTTACCAAGATAAAGGTCAATGGTGGTTTATTAAATTAAAAGACTTAGCCTTCAATCAAAACACAACTGAGAATTACAATTCTAATAATACTGCTGGTACTGCCCAAACAATTCCTGTTTTAAATCACGGAACTGACTTTTTAATTATTGCAGAACCTAAAAGAAAAATTAGAAGGTTTTATAAGCAAGCTACGGTAGATTATAAGTTCTTTAGCAACTTTACCAACTTAGATAACAACTTTACTATTTGGAATAATACTGATGTAAGAATTTACAACATTACTTCAAACATTTCAGAAACTCCTTATGCCGTTATTAACGGTGTAGATATTTATGAAAAGTTTGATATGTCAATTGCAAGAGCAGGAGCAAATGACCCAAGTTACTTAACTTATTTCAAACAAAACTCACCAATAACTATTTCATATTTTGACCCAAGATTAAATGATTATGGGTTATTTATGACTGCTACAACTAGTACAGAAGCACAAAATAGATACTTAGAGTTTAATGCAGGTACAATAGGAATTGGAGAACAATTTACAATTAGTATTTCAAGCATTACCAAAAACATCTTACTTGAAATATTAGTTGGCTCTAATTACTATAATTCAGCTAATAATACTTGGCAAACAACAAGAGTGTTTAATGGTGGTTATGGTACATCAGGAACATTTAGTGTAGAAGAAGTTGCAACTCCTTATTACGGAGATTTAAAGATTAGATTGTATTGTAATTTGTCCTACATCCAAATGGGTGTTCCTGGAAGCGTACAACCATTCCAAACTGCGTATCATGGATTTTATGTTAACTCAGGAAAGATTTATGCTAACGAATTAACTACGGTAACTAACGTTAAAAACACTTCTATTATTCCTGAGACAGTTACTATTTATAATGGTGATAAAACTACTCAACAAGATGGCATAGGGGTAATCTTAGATGACTCAAACATTATCTTAGACAACTTTACTAAAACAAGTGTCTGGTCAGAAAGAAGCGAAGAATTTGGTTATAAGATTCAAGAGTTATCGGCAAGAAATATACTTAATCAATATTCTGATTATCGTAACATTTTTACAGGAACTATAATTGGTACTAATCTTAGGTTTGGTGCTATTTACCAATTCCCTGTTCAAGGTGCATTATCAGACAAGAAGTTCTTTCCTTTGTCAATGAAACTTAATGAAAGGGAATGTACCGCCGAAGTCATCTTTATGGAACTTACTCCCAATGAGATAGATGGGTCGGTAAATTCGACCATCTTCGACACAAACGGGAACATAGTTTATCAAAATCTAAGTTCCTCTAAAAAAAAAATCGTAACGGGGTAGGTACAGACCTTGGTCAAGCTGGTGGTGCAGGTTCATTATTCAGTAAATTCGTTGCCTTCTTTATGGATGACTTTATACCTTAATTACAATGGCAAGAGAAATAGGATATTTTTATTATAAGAGTAGAACATCTATCGAGATGTATGGCTCAGGAGACTTTTATTCGACCAAGGATGAAGGATATATCTACGGGTGGAGTGAAACCCTTACCACCTTTACATTAAGGGCTTATTTAAAGACTTTCGAGCCCGACACAACAGGTTCTAAAGCAGGAATCCAATTAAGACAACAAGCTAAAGACAATGTGCCTTTTGTGGGTATAATGGTTGATGGTGATGGCTTTATAAAGATATACCGTAGAGCCACAACCGATGGTATTGTTTATACATCGTTTCCTACTGATGTAAATGTCACTCAAGGTATATGGTTTGAGATGTATATTAATGGCAACACAATAGCCTTTAAATATTCTTTACAACCTGAGGAAACTGCACCTGCTTCAATTACATGGATTACATTAGACATTTCAGTAGATGATACCGCATCTTATGGCACAATCGAAAAGCATTTGTGTTGTAGTAGTGGTTCAGATAATGTAAATTTGGCTTACTTTACAAAGGTGTACACAGAGGACTGTTGGATTAGCCCGATAGGTCAAAAAGAATAGATAAAATGGCAATAAAGACAATAAGAGTATTTCAAGAGTTTACTTCAGCAGGTTATGTTCCAATGCCTGTTGCAGGAAACATTGATTATGGAGTGACTATCGCAAATACTTTTCCTGCGACTACTCCAACTACATTCCAAACTGATGACCCCGATATTGATGTCACTTTGACTGCCACTACGGATTATTATGTTTGGATTCGTTCTCATGGAACGGCTTGGAATCCAATGTACACTCGTAATGTTCGTGTTTATCCTGATAGCCCATTGATTAACAATGTGGTGATGGGTATTATTATTGCCAATTTAAGTGGAACAGTTCCTTACACAGGAGCAACAACAAATGTTGATTTAGGTACTTATGGTTTAAAAGCTGATTACTTACAATTAAATACTTCTCCTACTTCTATTCCTACTACCGAAGGTACAATTGCTTGGGGTAGTGCAGATGGTACTGCAAACCTGCGTTTAAAAGGAGGTAATATTAATTTACAAATAGGTGAAGATAGTGTTGCAAGGGTTGTTAATGGCACTACTACTAATTTGCTTAAAGCTGATTATAAAGTAGTAAAGATTATTGGTGCTCAAGGACAAAGATTACAAATAGGATTAGCATTAGCCGATAATGATGCTAACTCAAAAGATACTATTGGTTTAGTTGCCGAGAATATTAATAATAACCAAGAAGGTTTTATTATGACTTCGGGTTTATTAGATGGAATTAACACGACAGGTTCTTTACAAGGTGAAACTTGGAATGATGGTGATACTTTGTATTTAAGTGGCACTACTGCTGGTAAGATTACTAACATTAAACCACAAGCACCTATTCATACAATCATTCTTGGTTTTGTAGCTTATTCGCATCAAAACAATGGTAAGATTTATGTTAAGGTAGATAATGGGTATGAATTAGATGAGTTACATAATGTTAAAATTGTTGGTGCATTAAATAAAGATGTATTAGTTTATAATAGCACTACTAAACTATGGGAGAATCGTATAATCTTTAAGACACAAGGTTATCTTCCATATTACGATGACACATTATTATTAAACAACTCTCCACTATACACTAATGGTAATAACGTAGCCATTGGAAGCCTTACATTGACCGAAAAGTTAGTGATTGGTGGAAACGTATTAGCCAATCAATTTAAGAAGGTAGGAGGGCTATCTACGGAGTTCCTAAAGGCTGATGGTTCAAGTGATGCAACTGCATACCAACCATTATCTGCTGACTTAACTGCAATTGATAATCTTGCGTTAACTACTGGTCTTTTAAGAAAGAATGGATTAAATACTTGGGAGTTAGACCAAACAGAATATTTATCAGTTGCTATTGCAGGTTCTACTTATCAAACATTAGCTAATTTATCATCTAATCTTACTGCCTCCACAACTAAATATCCTTCCGTTAATGCGGTAAATACTGGATTAGCATTAAAGTTAAACTTAACAGGTGGTACACTAACAGGTGGATTAACATTAAACTACTCGTATCCTAACATTGCTTTAAGTGATGTGTCTTCGGGTACAACATGGAATATTCAGAACGATGGTTCAACATTTAAATTGAATTATGGTGCAACTAATAACTTTTACATATTCTCAAGCGGTAACGCTACTTTTGTAAATAACTTAACCGCAAGTGCATTAATTAAATCAGGTGGTACATCTACTCAGTTCCTTAAAGCGGATGGTAGTGTAGATAATACAAATTACCAACCTTACGATGCTGATTTAGCTTCTATTGCAGGATTAGAATTAACTACGGGTTTATTGCGTAAAAATGGTTTAAATACTTATACATTAGACCAAACTGAATATGTTGCTTTATCTACTGCTAATTCTACCTATCAGACATTAGCTAACTTACAAAGTAACTTAAATGCTTCTTCTACAAAGTATCCAAGTGTTAATGCAGTCAATACAGGTTTAAACTTAAAGTTAAATATTGCAGGAGGTACATTAACAGGAGACTTAGCTTTAGCTTATTCGTATCCTAATATCCAATTAAGCGACACAAGTAGTGGAACAATTTGGAATATCCAAAACGATGGTGGTGGATTTGAGATTAATAGTGGAACGACCAATAAGTTCGTAATGTATTCAAGTGGGAATGCAACATTTGTAAATGATTTAACGGCTAATAAGTTTATTAAAAGCGGAGGCACATCATCGCAATTTTTAATGGCCGATGGTAGTGTGTCAAGTGGTAATTCGGGAACGGTTACAAGTGTTGGATTATCCGCACCAACGGGATTTAGTGTAAGTGGTTCACCCGTTACCACATCGGGAACATTAGCATTAGCATTTAGTGCGGGTTACTCATTGCCAAGTGATGCTACACAAGCCACATGGACGGCCAAGCAAAACGCATTAAACGGAACAGGTTTTGTAAAGATTAGTGGAACAACAATTAGTTACGATAATAGTACCTATTATTTAGCAAGTAATCCAAGTGGATTTATTAGTGGCATCACAAGTGGTATGGTTACAACCGCATTGGGTTACACTCCCGTAACTAATGCACGAACATTAACCATTAATGGTACAACTTATGATTTAAGTGCTGATAGGTCATGGACAATTAGTGGAACGATTGGTGGATTGACAAGTGGGTATATTCCAAAGGCAACAAGTGCCTCGACGTTGGGTAATAGTTTGATTTATAATGATGCGACAGGAGTTGGAATTGGGACTATTAGTCCTTCATATACTTTTCATACGGTTTCTGCTAATGCTACAATTGGTGCATTTAGAAATAGTGGTGCAGCAAATGGTCAATTATTAGTAGGTAACACCGCAGGCGATTTAGCTTTAAGAATTTTAGCAAGTGGTGATGCTTTGATATTTTCTGACACATCTAAGTATTTAGCATTTGGAACTAATGGTGGTTCTGAAAGAATGCGTCTTACTTCCGCAGGAAACCTTGGCTTAGGTGTTACACCGAGTGCGTGGAGAAGTGGAGATGTGGTAATTGATTTAGGAGCAACTACCTCAATAGTTAATGCACAAGGTCAAAATACAAGAATTTATACAAATGCGTATGTTGCTAGTGGTGGAATTAATACATATGAAACAACAAATTTTGCTACTTATTATGACCAAGGTAGTGGAGCACATAGATGGTTTACTGCCCCAAGTGGTACGGCAGGAACTGCCATAAGTTTCACCCAAGCGATGACATTGGATGCGAGTGGACGATTAGGTATAGGTACAACAAGTCCTTTAGCAATACTAAGTAGTGCAAACACAGGTGCTTTAACTCTTAATTCAAATGATGGAAATCATACGGGTTTTGGTTTGTATATTCAAGCACCATCAACTACCAATACTATTAGTTCAGCAATTGGTTTCGGTGTAGGAGCAAGAAAATTAGCTGCTATTGCAATGCAGAGTTATGCTGATGATGACCAAGTAGGATTGAATTTTTATGTTCAGCCTTCAGCAACAGGCAGTGCAGCATTTTTAACCGAAGCAATGCGCATTACCTCAGCAGGCAACGTAGGAATCGGAACGACATCGCCTGGAGGAAATTTAGAGATTTACGCAGGCGCATCTGGAACAACCGCTATTAGTAATGGAAGTAATTTAATTATTCAAAATAGTGCAGCAGTAGGGATGTCATTATTATCTCCCGATGCAAATGCTTCACGAATTTATTTTGGGACTGCATCTAATAATAGAAATGCTTTTATTTATTCTGATTATAATAGTGGTTCACAAACATTAATTTTTGGAGTTGGGTCAAGTACGACGGCTGCAACTGAAAGAATGCGTATAACAAGTACGGGCAACGTAGGCATCGGAACGACTTCGCCAAGTTCAAAACTCCAAATACAAGGTACAGGAACTGGAGCTTGGCTTACAATTAATAGAACTGATACTGGTTCTAATATAGTTGACTTTACTCAGTCAGGAACTAGACTTGGATATTTAGGATATATTGGGAACGACTTAGTAATTAATAATGCCACAGCATCAAGTATACAATTTAACTCGGCAGGAACCGAACGTATGCGTATCACATCGGGTGGCAACGTTTTAATCGGCACAACAACGGATAGTGGATTTAAATTAGATGTAAATGGAACAGGTAGATTTAGTCAAACGGGGGCAACACCTTTAACCGTAGTAAGAACAACTGCTAATTCTAATGTTGGAATTAGATACCAAAACAATACAACATCTTGGTATGCAGGATTAGCGGGAGATGATGCTTTTGGTATTTCTTTTAATGATGCTAATTTAGCTTCGGGTCAATTTAAAATAGCCCCCACAGGTGCCGCCACGTTTTCGAGTAGTGTAACGGCAAGTGGAGATTTAACATTAAATGGAGGAAGTACTTTTGCATATCAACCTACAATTCGTTTATACTCAGCAGGAGGTTCAACAAGTACCGATATTAGGAATTATGCTATTTTATCTAACTATACTTCATTTGGTGATTTTGGAATTGTTCAAAGTAATGCAAAAGATGGAAATCCTGTAACTGCTGGAACTACAAGGCTTTATATAAATCTTGCAGGCAATGTAGGTATCGGAACGACTTTGCCTCCTTATTTATTAAGCGTAGGAACTACAAGCGGAGGAACCATAGCTATAACAACAAATTCTACATATGGAAGTGTTGCATCTCCTTTATATACCGATTTAAGATTTATTGGGTATAATAATGCAGATAGAGCAATGATTAGGAGTTGGGATGCCGCAGCTAATACGATAACAGGTCAATTAACTTTTTGGACTAATTCATCAGCTAATACATTTGGAGAACGAATGAGAATTACTGGGGATGGTAACGTAGGGATTGGGACAACTTCGCCATCGTTAGAAAGTGGTGGCACTGGTTTAAATATTGTTAATTCATCTTATACTCAATTAAGAGTTGAATCATCTTCTTCATCAGCAGGTATTGAGTTTAAACCTGCAACAGGAACTAGATATGAAATTCAATCAAATACAAGTTCTCAATGGTTTGTTTATGACAGAACTAATGCAGCATATAGATTATTAATAACCTCAGGTGGTAACGTCCTAATAGGCTCAACCACCGATTCGGGTGAAAAACTCGTTGTAAGTGGTAGTGGTAGATTTACAAATCAATTAAGAGCATACAATTTATTATCTGATAATCAAATAAAAGGTTCAGCCTATGTTGAATTATCACCTGACCAAAGTACTTACAATGCTTGGAATATTAGATTAGGAGCACAAGCGGCAGATGCTTGTTATTACATTACGGGTGGTGGTGTAAATATTTTAACTACCGAGGGATATAATAATCCATACACCGTTAAGTTGTATTCAAATGGAGTACAAACATTAACAATGACTAATGGAGCATCTACATTTTCAAGTAGTGTAACGGCAACAAGATACTATATTACACCAAATGGGAGTAATACTGTTTATAATATTGTAAATTCTGATTCCACCTATGCAGGTTCTTATATTATGCAAGCAGGTGGTGGTTCTGCGGGTTTTGGTGGTGGACTAATAACATATGGACATTCTCACGCAACAAAACCTGGTTGGGTAACCGCAGGTATTTCAGTAGGTTCGGGTGGTAAATTTTCAGTTAATAATCAAGGATTAGGTGGAGGAACAGATTTGTTTGTTGTTGAATCATCGACGGGTAATGTCGGCATCGGGACAACGAACCCTGTATATAAATTTGTCGTATCAAAAGGTGGGGCAGAGGGAATGGAATTTGATGCGGGGAATATTATAGCAGGTAGAAATTACATAATTAATTACAATAGAAGCACAAGTACTTATACCGATTTTCAAATTGATGCTAATAATATACTATTTGCAACTCCAGGCTCCGAACGTATGCGTATCACCTCGGGTGGTAACGTCCTAATAGGCACAACAACGGATAGTGGGTATAAGTTACAGGTAAATGGCAACATTCAAGCCACAGGGTTTTATGAGAGTTCTGATAAAAGATTAAAGGATATTTTATTTAATAAAGATTCTGAAAACTTTGGTGCTATTTCATTTAATTGGAAAGATAAAAGAGATAGTAAATTACATTGGGGTTATGTTGCACAAGAAGTAGAAAAATTCTTACCCGATGCAATTATTAAAGGTAATGATGGATTCCTATCAATTGACTATAATCAAGCACATACATTTAAAATTGCAATGATTGAGGATGAAGTTACTATATTAAAAAGGAGAGTAAAAGAATTAGAAACGCAATTAAATTTAGGATAATATGCCTTGGTCAACATTAGCGACAAATCAATGTGTGAGTTTAAATAATTTGAGAGATGCTATTGCTAATGGTATATTCGTTGCCATTAGTAGTGTACCAAGTGGTACAAAGCAAATCACAAAAACCGAGGCATTGGCCTATGTTGATATTCAAACAAGTCCATTAGCATCTAAGGCATCTAACCAATTGGTTGTTAAAAATAATTTAAGTGCCAAGGTTTATACCTATCAAAGATATGATTTAAGTACAACCGCTTGTACAACAAGTAATCCTATCCCATTTTGGTCGTATTTAGATATTCCTTATGGCTCATACAACCTTAATGGAACGGGTAGTTTATATCAAATTATTCCATCAACACACACCACATTTACTAATCAAATAACATCTTATGTGTCGGTGATTTGTACACCTGTTACTATTTATACCTATGTTACCTATAATGTAAATACATCAACTTGTGCTTTAAGTAATTCACAACAATGGTGGTCATACAATAATTATCCTAATGGGTACTATTACATTAATGGTCCTGGTACTTTATATTTATTAGAGGGTAGTTCCCATACAAATTATAGCAATCAAATTACATCGGTTGAAGGTTCGGTATGTACGGGTGCGACATTGTATTATTATGACATTAGACAAGTAAATGAGTGTAATTGCCAATTAGGTTCGCCAACGATAGTTCGTTCAAATACTTTTTATGCAAATGGGTATTGGTATGTTCAATCACCCGATGGTTCGGTACAACGATATTATCTTGTTTCAACGACACCACAATCTTATTATCCCAATTTCTATACTTTTGGTTCAGCACCAACTTGTGTTGCAAATTATTGTACAACATGGTACTTTAATAATAGTGGTGATTTAGGTGAACCCGCAGAAACATGGACTTATGTAAATTGTGCAGGCTCAACATCTAGCGTAACAATTAGTGTTGGGCAACCATCACAATCAAGATGTGTTAAACCTGGAACAATTCCATCGGTTGGTAGTCAAGGTGATAATCCTTATACATTCGATGAAACGTGTTGTACATAGCATTATAATTATAAAATTTAATAAACTATATTTGTTGTATTAAAACCCAAAACAAATGAATAAATTTATAACAATAATGAAAGCGTGGGGGATTGCAAGTTTCCACAATGAGGAACAAAAGCAATTAGCCGAGGAACGAATGGAAGTATGTAATTCTTGTGAGTTTTTAGGCGAGATAAACATGAGTGATGTAAGTGGTAATTTAATTGATAATTACTTCATGTGCAGAGGTTGTGGGTGTCCAATAAAGACAAAGATTTACACACCAAAGAGTTCACCAAAAGAACATAAATGCCCACAAGGCAAATGGATAGATTAACTTAAACAAAAACAAAAAAAAATGAAAAAGACTTACAAAGATTTGTACATGGTAGTAGCTTATACTGCGGCGAATATGATGAACGAATCAACAAAAGGACAAAAGAAACTTGGTATTATTCGTAAGAAGTTCCAAATTTACTTAGATGAGTACAATGAGAAAAGAGATGAGTTACGTTTAAACAACGCAAGTGTTGATGAGAAGGGTAACTTAATCTTAGATGAAAAAGGGGAATACAAGTTCTCTAAGGAAGCATTAAAGAAGTTATCTCAAGAGGTAAAAGATTTAAGTGACCAAGAATTTGATTATACACCAATTGAAATTAGTAAGCCTGATGATATGGAATTATACACATTTTTGGATGGTTGGGTAAATGGAGTTAAATTTGAAAAAGAAGAAGAAATAGAATTATAATAATCAAGCATGGCTAATACATATTTGTGGACAATAGTACAATTAGATTGTGCTACTCACATTCCCGAAGTTCAAGATTACGTTGTAACCGCACATTGGAGATACGGTGTAACCAATGGTACTATTTCCACGGATATGTATGGTGCTACTGGCTTTGTTGTTGACCCTGAGACACCAAACTTTATTCCTTACGAAGACTTACAAGAGTCAGATGTTATTGGTTGGTTAGAAGGTACTTTAGATGTTCCTGCAATGCAAACATCATTAGATAATCAATTAGAGAATATCATTAACCCTCCTATTGTTTCACCTCCACTTCCTTGGATTGTAAATTCTGCTGAGTAGTCATGATGGATTTGTTTGATAAAGACCTTATTTTACCAAGTTTGTTTTCTGCAATAGCTGGGTTATTCGGTTGGCTAATTGGTAAAAAGAAAGAGAATGTAGAAATACAAGGTAGTGAGATTACTAACGTTCAAGAAGCAATTAAAATTTGGAGAGAAATGGCAACTGACATGAAAGCTGAAGTAGCTGACTTGAAAGAGAAAGTTGAAACATTAACCACCGAGATTCATACTTTAAGGGCTGAGAATGTGGAGTTACGCACCAAATTAGGTCTAACAAATGAAGATAACCAAAGTAAGCAGTAAAGGATTAGACATAATCAAGAAGTACGAAGGATTTAGTTCTAAGCCATATTTATGCCCATCCAAAGTGATTACAATAGGATATGGCTCAACATATTACGAAGATGGGAGTAAAGTTAAGTTAACCGACTCCCCAATAACACAAGAGAGAGCCACCGAATTATTGGAGGCTCTTTTAGTTTCTTTTGAACGTGCAGTAGATTCTTATTGTACGGATGCTATTAATCAAAACCAATTCGATTCCCTGGTGTCGTTTGCCTATAACTGTGGTGTAGGAAACTTGAAATCTTCAACCTTATTACGCAAAGTCAATGTCAATCCCAATAACCCAACAATTAAAGATGAATTTCTTAAATGGACTAAAGGTGGAGGCAAAACATTAAGTGGATTAGTAAGGAGAAGAACCGAGGAGGCTCAACTCTACTTTTCATGAAAAACACTATTTTCCTTATATTAACAAGTTTGTTTATCATATTTCTTAATTCTTGTAGAACAAAACAACTTGTTACTCAAACTTTAACAACAACAGTTCGAGATACTATTCGTGATATACGAACAGTTGAGAAATTTAAAGCAGTACACGATACTCTAACCATTACCAATCCATGCGATTCTAATGGCATCTTAACCACTTTCTATTCTAAAGTAAGACTACCACAAGGCCAAGTAATTATAAGGTCTTACAAGGGCAATATTAAAGCCACAATAGATTTAGATTCTATATCTAACGTGTATGATTTAAAGTACAAGTCTAAGTATAATCAAGAAGTTAAATTATTTGAGAAAGAAGTAGTCAGGAATGTCGTACCAACTTGGGCAATAGTTACTATTTTCTTTGAGTCATTAATAATTATCGGATATTTATACTTCCGATTTATAAATCCATTTAGATGATAGGATACAAGAAAATGGTCATTGAAGCTATTGAGTTATTCTATGGCGGAAGTGTCAAAAGTAAGCATGAGGCTACAAGGATAGTTGGTGCTAAATATGGATATAATCCTGAGACATTAAGAAAAGGTTTTGGTAGATATGATAATGCTAAAAACCTAGGAGACCAACATAATGGTTTAGCTAATCATTGTGAAGAAAGAGGTATTGACATTAACGATGTTACTCTTTATTGGGACAAGACTAAGGAATATTCCGTAGCAGTCAAATTAGATAAAAACCAAAAGACTTACGAGGATTTAAGAGAAGAAATTATTTCTTCAATGAACGAACATTCTCCTAATTACACTAAGATAGTTTATGAGGAAAATATTGATGGGCATTTACTTGTTATAGACCCAGCAGATGTTCACATAGGTAAGTTAGCTACTGCTTTTGAAACAGGAGAAGATTATAACTCTAATATTGCAGTAAAAAGAGTTCATGAAGGAGTAGATGGTATTCTTAATAAAGTTAAAGGATTTAATATTGACCAAATCTTATTGATTATTGGTAACGATATTCTTCACATTGACACTCCTAAAAGAACTACAACAAGTGGTACACCCCAGGACACAGATGGAATGTGGTATAATAACTTTTTATTGGCCAAACAATTATACGTTGAGGTAATTGAGAAATTAAGATTAATAGCTAAAGTACACGTTACTTATAATCCATCTAATCATGATTATACTAATGGGTTCTTCTTAGCTGACATTATTCAATCTTGGTTTAGACTTGATGAATCAGTTACATTTGATTGTTCAATTAACCATCGTAAATATTACAGGTATCATAATAATTTAATTGGTTCTACTCATGGTGATGGTGCTAAGATTACTGACTTAGGATTATTAATGGCTGAGGAGGCTAAAGAACATTGGGGAGTTACTAAACATCGTTATGTTTATACACATCATGTGCATCATAAAACATCTAAAGATTTTATCGGAGTTACAGTAGAATCTTTACGTTCTCCTTCGGGTGCAGACTCTTGGCATCATCGTAATGGATATGCTCATGCACCTAAAGCTATTGAAGGATTTTTACATTCAAAAGAACACGGACAAATAGCAAGAATTACAAATATTTTTTGATACATTTGTTTGCGTTTTTCGTTGATTTGTTTTGTGGTTAGGTTGGCAAGGGTGGCAAATATTGTCACCTTTTGCTTTATACAAAAATCCCCAATACTAAAAGCAAAGGGGATTTACAACTTTTGGAAAATCAAATCAAAGTCTTAAAAGCCTGATGGCTTATTTGTTATCGGGTCAAGTTCTCTAATCTTACTTGTTGCTACATCAATATACATCTCAGCAGTTCTTGTATCTCCATCACGATTCTTCATGAATATGTATTCTATTTTATTAGTAAACTCAAAGTCTGCATTACCATCTTCTTTTGCTCTTTCGTAGGCATAATAATCTTCTCGGTATAAACCTATAACTACTGAGGCATCCTGTTCTATTTGACCACTTGAACGTAGGTCACTTAGCTTAGGTCTATGACTATTTCTACCTTCTGATTGTCGGTTTAATTGTGCGGCACACAAAAAGGGTATATTTAACTTTTTTGTTAATTGTTGAATCTTTTTAGATACACTTCCTACTACTTCTATCTCGTTATTAGACTTAATGGTACTATCGGTTAGGAGTTGCAAATAGTCGATTACGACCATGTCTATCTTCTTCTCTCTGCAAATCTTTTGAATAAGGTTTGTTAAATAATTAACATCACGATTAGCCCCATCATACCAAGTAATTGGTAGGTTTTGCAAGTTAGTTACTGCCTCTGATTGAATACTTCTAAATACTTCTTCGTTAATTCTTCCTGTCTTGATTTTAGAATAAGGTGTACTCTCATCTAAGTTTCCACTAATCATTCGGTAGATTAAAGATACTACAGGCATCTCTAAAGAAAGAAATAATACTTTCTTATTCATTTGAGCAGCCCATCGTG